GCCCGAAGGCTTGCTAAACAACTGGAAAGACGAGAGAAGAAATGAAAGGATTCCTGCGCATACCGAACACCCTGCGCTACTCGGACGAGTTTACCCTCACCGAGAAGTGGCTGCTTGCCGTCATCGGCTCATGGACCGATGGCTGCAGGGTGTCGCAGGCATCGCTCGCTGCTGAACTTGGCATTACAACCAGGTGGCTGATAGAGATGATTAAGGGTCTCAAGAAGCGCGGTGCGATTGTCGTTGAGCGCGACGGACGGAACTCGAATGTGATGAGGCTTACAAGTGAATTCAGTTCACGATACATGTGCAGTCAGTTCACATCAAACGTGAATTCAGTTCACATCAGTAGTGAAGTCAGTTCACAACTCCCACATTATATAAATAATAAAGATAATAGAAAGAAAAAAGAAAACGGCGCAACCGCGCCTAAACACCCAATTCCTAATTTGTAATGGAAAGACAAATCAGACAATGGTGGAGCATATTCGGGAACGTCAGCGACAAGGAAAAGGACGTAACCGACTACACGGAACTCCGTATATTCGGACGAGGGAAGACCTTCTCCGGCTACTTCAACAACGTGGATGGCGTTATCGCAGCCGCCCGCGAATACAACGACTGCTCGATATACTTCACCATCAATCCGCTCAAGCATGCCATCAGCGGACGTGCACAGTGCGACAAGGTGATGCGTGCTACCGGAAAAGACGTTCCCACGACTTCAGACAACGACGTGAGTTACCGCCGTTGGCTGTTCATCGACATCGATCCTGAACGCCCGTCAGGCACGAACGCCACCGACGACGAGAAAGCATGCGCGCAACAGGTCGCCATTAATGTCGCAAACTACCTACACGCGAAAGGATGGCAGATGCCGGTGATGTGCGACAGCGGCAACGGTTACCACCTGTTCTATGCGACCGACATGGCAAACCACAAGAACACGACAAAGTTGCTTGAGAAATGGTACGCAGCACTCGATGCCGCTTTCTCCCATCCGCAGGCCCACATCGACGTGGCGGTGAAGAATGCGGCCCGCATCTGCAAACTCCCTGGCACTTATTCCAGGAAAGGCCGCGACTCACAGGACAGGCCCCAGAGGATGGACACCTTCATCATCCCGGAGGTCGGAGACCAGTTCTTTCCCTACATCGTGACGCCGGAAGATATCGCCGATGTGATTTCAGATCTCGCACCCGAGACGGTAAAGCAGCAGCCTACCATCCACGCGCCGAGAGCAGGGAGATTCGACGGCAACGCATTCGTGAAAGAGCACCTCGACGTGAAGGACGAGCAACGGGACGGGAACACAACGAAGTATATCCTCAAGACCTGCCCATTCAATGACCAGCACAAGGACTGCTCCGTGGTGTATGTGCCTGACGACGGCCCTATAGCCTTCAAGTGCCAGCACAACTCATGCCAGGACAAGCATTGGCGCGACGTGCGACTGATGTTCGAGCCGGAGGCCTACGCTCCGAAGCAGCGCAGCGTGATATGTGACGTACAGGAATTCGGGGAACTCTGGCAGAAGATGCGCGACATCACATACGTTGACTACAGCGACATCCCCAAGATCGCCACAGGCATTGATGGCCTTGAGGACAAACTCCACGGGCTACTCGTGGGAGAGGTGACGGTCATCAGCGGCAACAACGGCAGCGGCAAGTCAACATTCATCAACAACATCATCGTGAACGCGCTGCGGCTCCCCCATACAGGAGCCAGGCCGAAGGTGGCCTCATGGAGCGCGGAACTTCCGCCGACGCAGTTCAAGAACTGGCTCTATCAGGCTGCAGCCGGTGGTCTCAATGACCCCAAGCCTGACGGTACATGGGGACCGAGCGAGGAGGCCGTTGCGAGGCTCGACGAGTTCTTTGGTGACGACCTGCTGCTGCGCAACAACGAATACGGAAGCGCAGCGAAGGACGTGCTTGCCCAGATTGACCAGGTGATTACCGAGCACGGGGTCAACCTTGTAGTCATCGACAACCTCATGGCCATTGACCTGTCAAGCGTCGCATTTGACAAATGGGATGCACAGGGCATCTTCATGGGTGAGTTGTGCAACCTCGCCAAGAAAAGGGCTGTCCATATCATCCTCGTGGCCCATCCACGCAAGTCAATGGATTTCCTCCGCAAGGAACATATCAGCGGAAGCGCGGATATCACCAACCGTGCCGACAACGTGCTGATCATCCACCGCATCAATAAGGACTTCGAGACCAGGGCAGGGGCATTCTTCGGAGATAAGGAACTCAACGAATTCCTTGCAGGCAACTACTCGGCTGCTGTCGAGGTCGTGAAGAACCGCTCATTCGGTTCAGAGGGTCTTGTCGGCCTGTACTTCGACAAGAGGAAGATGCGCTATTCATGCAAGCCTGGTGAGACTTGGGTACTTCCGTGCCTGCTTGACCTTCCCGGGTTAAGAAATAAGATTCCATTCTAACAAGTAAAAAGAGCAAAGAAAATGAGCAAAGTCATCACAGTTTATGCTGATTTAGACAATGGGTGCCCCGGCATAGGACATCTCCGCACGTCGGTGACCGACGCCATGACAGGCGATGTGCTCCATACCATTGACCTCGAAATGGGCACCGTGTATGCCGGTCTGATAATGGGGATCACTTGGGCATGGCTGGCGACTGACGCCGATGTCATCTACACAAACAACACCGGCGTGTATTACGCATTCATGGGAGGGTCAGGTCATACATCATTCACCATCCACGATGACCTTGACCTGAATACGAAGCGCAATCTTGCCTGGTGCGAGAACAAAGTGAACGAATTAGGTTGCCCTCCTACTCTGCGTCTATGGCAGAAGAAGGAGATGAACAACACCGACATCAGGGCAGCAAGGGATTTTTTTTGCAAACTCCCTCAAGAATTCGTTGAGGGGTTCGATTTATATCCGTGTGGTTTTGAGAAATATCAACAAAATAATCAAGAACAATGGTAATGGCAATGACAATAGAACGTGCGGCACATGTGCTGCGAAAATTCAACGATTACAGGAGGCTCGACCACGAGCCATGTGACCCGCCATTCACGGCTACGGAGATCGGCCAGGCGATTGATGTTGCCGCTGATCTGCTGGAAGGCTGCGTCGTAAAAGCCGACATCGAAAGCATCATCAGGGCGGTGTCGCGAGAGACAGGCGTCACAGAGGCCGAGATGTGCAACAGAGGCCGACAAAGGGAATTCTCCGAGGCGCGGGCGATTGTCTCCTGGCTTGCCTACCACTACACATCGATGACGCTGACAGCCATCGGCAAAAGGCTCGGCAGGGACCACTCAACGGCCTTCTACTACAACAAGACGGTTAACACATGGCTGTACGATAAACGCACCAACCCGAGGGGGAGGAGCATAACAATTAAACTGATGAATGAACTGGACAATGATACACGGATTTCGAGTGCTGCTCCATGAGTAAGATTCTTTTCATAGCACCCGCCAAGTCTGCAAGCGTGGTTATGCCCACAGGGTATCGTAGCAAGATACTGGCGGTTTTTAATGGGACAACATCAATGTGATTATATGTTTTATTTTTCGTCCTCCGACAAGGCGGAGGCTGGGTACGGAACCCCAGAGATTTGGTTAGTTTGATAAAGGATTAAAATGGTGGGAGTGCAGGATTAATTGGCAGGCTCGCGACCTCGGGGTTCGACTCCCCGGCTCCTTCACAGCATTATTAACCGATTAAATTAAAAAAAATGAGGGTAAGATGGAAACTGATTGGTTACTCCTTGTACTCATCATCATCGTTGCATTTGGAGTCCAACACAACCGCAACGATATTGATGAAGTGAAAAGACAAATAAATAAACTGAAAGAATATAAGAAAGGAGGCAACGATGATATACTTTGTGGTGGGGTTGTTCCTGGGGATGATTGTAATGGCCATCATCTGCGAGGAGGCGCACAAGGAACAACTGAACGAACTGCGCAAGAAGATTGAGCAGGATAGCAAGAACTACTACGACGCGGTCAGTAAACTGGAGGACGAGATCATGACGCAGCGCAACGTGGTCAAAGCACTCAACGATGACAACGTGTGGTTAAGGAAAAAACTCAAAAGAAAAGAAAATGAATATCAATCCTAACAACGAATCAAGCGCAAGCCAGTGCGCCCAGATAAAAGACTGGCTGGAACAGGGCAACGTCATAGACGGGATGATTGCGTTAAACCTGTTCGGGTGTTTCCGTCTGCCTAGTCGCATCCACGACCTCAAGGAGCGCGGCATGAAGATAACAGACCGTTGGAAAGTCACGAAGACCGGGAAGCGGGTCAAAGAATATCTGTTGGCGATATGACACACGCATCAGTATTCAGCGGAATAGGTGGCCCCGAAGTGGCTGCTGCGATGTTGGGATGGGAGAATCTGTTCCACTGCGAGATCAACCCATTTGGCCGCGCCGTTCTCGACTACTGGTTCCCCAATTCAAAAAGTTATGAAGACATCACAAAAACCGATTTCAGCGAATGGGGGGGCAGGGTCAACGTCCTCACGGGTGGATTCCCTTGCCAGCCATTCAGTTATGCCGGGCAGCGACGAGGCGCGGATGATGACCGCTACCTCTGGCCGTATATGCACCGCTGCATTAACCAAGTCAGACCCGATTGGGTCGTGTGTGAAAACGTTGCTGGAATCCTCACGATGGTCGAGCAGGGCGACGTTACTGAAATGGCGGCTGAAAAAAGTCTATTCGACGAGGTTGACACACTTCACCGATACCGACTCGACGAGACCTTTACCCTTGAACGCATCTGCAACGACCTTGAAAGTGACGGATATGCCGTCCAAGCGGTTGTTATTCCAGCTTGTGCCGTTAACGCGCCGCACCGACGAGACCGAGTGCTCATCATTGGATGCAGAAACGATATTACCGACCCCAGTGACACAGGACTTCAAGAAACGCGGCCCGAACAGCAAGCAGCAGGGGATAGGGGATTTGGTTTACGGAATGGAAGTGTTGTTGCCGACACCACGGGCAATGGAAGTGATAGAATCTCCACAGGCGAAAGTGGACATGCTGCACGACAGGACGGCCAACTCGATGCCGAACCTGCAATCAATGGCGGTGTATTGCCCAGAACTTCTGCCGACCACGACTGCAATAGAGGTGGTGAAATGGACGAACACATACAACCCCGATTCGCAGATGGGTCAAAGCCTGTCGGCAATGGCAGGGAGCGGATTGTTGCCGACACCAGCGGCGAGAGACCACAAACAGGACATCGTGGACGAGAAACTGGCGAAGCGAACCGAGACGCATCAGGTTGGTATGCCCGAAGTGATTGCAACATTGCAGGTCTCGGCAGATGGGACGCCTTCCCGACTGTCTCCCCTGTTCACCGAGGAAATGATGGGCTTCCCTTTCCTTTGGGCGACCTTACCATTTCTCCGTCAAAGTGGAGAACCGAATCACTCAAAGCCTACGGGAACGCCATAGTCCCGCAGGTGATGTACGAAATTTTCAAAGCAATAGAGGAGACCTACAAATGACCAAGCAAGACCTACAACCGACACGCCACTACGTCATCGGCATAGACCCGGGCAAGCGAGGCTTCATGTGCGTGTATGACGCGAGTTACAGCGGTTATAAGCACTACCCGCTGTTTGACGGCAACCGTCTCAACCGCGCGATGATTGATGAGTTATGGAAGTTGGCAGGCTACAGGAGTGTCATGGCAGTGGTGGAGCAGGTGCACAGCATGCCGCACGATGGCGTGAGTCGTGCGTTCAGTTTCGGCGCCAACTACGGCATGATCATCGGCGCGCTGGAGGCGATGGGAATACCGTACTGCACCGTCACGCCGGGCAAGTGGCAGAAGGCCATCTGCGAGGCTGTGGACAAGGCATCCAACACCAAGCAGATGCACTACAATGCAGCCTGTAGGCTGTTCCCGAACATAGACTTCCGCAAGAGCGAGAGGTCACGCACCTGGGATGATAACAAGGTAGACGCCACCCTCATCTGTGAATATGGTAAGCGAAAGCAGTTGTGACGGGACGGCGGGGCTGGGGATTCCTCGAGAGGGGGGCGTGTTTTTTTGGAGGGGGCACACCACGGTAAACCTCCCCCCGACCTCTTTGGAACGATTTATTCCCAACTTCGGGGGAAGTTTAACGAATTTGGTAATAATATAGATGGCATACAAGTTCATAGCGACCAGGTTAACGAGGGCTGAGGCTGATGCCCTTGAGCGGATATTGGCACGTCGCAGGGAGACGATATACTCCCTGCTTCGGCTGCTAATCTCTAGTTACATCAAACTGGCAGATCCAAACGAGTGGAAGGACGAGCGCCCTCCCATCGACCTCATGCGCTACATCGTGGAAGGCACTAAGGAACAGCGGGAGGCGATGAGGGCCGCCGCCCAGGAGGAAGAGGTTTCATCAATGTTCAGGGACATCCGCTATGAAAGACCGAAGAAACCCTGAATACAGGCGCATCATCACCGGCAAGCGGTGGCAGGAACTCCGTGGTGTCTACATGCTGAAGAACGCCATCACCAACGGCGGCTTCTGCGAGCAGTGCGTGAAGAACTACTTCGTCGGCGGCCCACGCCCCAGGATGGCCACCGAGGTACACCACATCGTGCCGATCGAGAGAGGACACACAAGGGCAGAGATGGAAGCCCTTGCCTACGATGAGAACAACCTCATGGCCTTGTGCAGCGAGTGCCACCATGAACTGCACCGCCAGATGTGGAAGGCACGCTTTAAAAAAACGCAACGTCAACTCGATAAGGAACGCATGAGAGAAGAGATTGAAAAAGATATTAATGACTACATAAACAGGATTAAAAATGGGATATGAAAATTGCGGGAGCAACCCGAACAGCAAAGCGAATCTTATCAAGGGCATGGTGCCGCCGAAACTCATGTACACCGACACCACGTCACAGCGTCTTGTGAACGCCATCCTCGATGAGGACACCGAGTACGACGGCACGGTGATGACGGTCCGTGAGGCCATCATCCGTGAACAGGTGAAGAGGGCATTGGACGGTGAACTGCGTGCCTGCCAGTTCCTCATCGAATTGGCAGGGCGCAACGAGGCCAGCAACGCCACCATCAAGACGGCCGTGACCAACCCACTGGAACAACTCCAGTCGATGATGCAGAAAAGCAGGATAGATGACAGACGAAAGAAAGCAGATTGAGCGGGAGGCGAAAAGGCTGGCTATCGGGAAACTGTGCAGCGCCGACCTTGACGGGTACCTGCTGGGTGACATAGACCCACGCCTTGACGGGTACTTCAGTGGCCTTGTGTCGTGCCCCGATGCGCACAACGTCTACGAACTCTTGTCAGCCGTAAAATTTTTACGGCTGTTGGAGACCTACAGTTTCGACACGGCTGCAGCCGTCAACTTCATGCGCTTCTACGAGTTCCTGAAGTTCAGCGGGCAGGAAGGCCGTCAGTCATACAAACTCACGCCCGTCCAGGTGTTCCAGTTCTCCAGCATCATGGGCTTCGTCAAGGATGACGGCAACAGGCTTGTGCGTAATGCCCTGCTTTTCGTGCCCCGCAAGTTCAGCAAAACCACATCTGTCTGCGCCTTCGCCATCTACGACTTCCTGTTCGGCGATGACAACGCCCAGGCGTATACCGGTGCCAACTCCTACGATCAGGCGAAAATCTGCTTCGACGAGATAAGCCGCGTGCTCCATGGGCTCGACCCCGGTTGGACGAGGTTTAAGGCCACGAGGGAACTCATCAAGTGGAGGGAAGGCCGTAACAGTTCCATCCGTTGCCTGTCGAACTCTCCCGACAAATTGGACGGCTTGAACGCCTCAACGGTCATCATGGACGAGTATGCACAGGCCGATAGTGCCGACCTACGCAACGTGCTCACCACGTCCATGGGCATGCGCACAAATCCGTTGCTCATCACCATCACCACCGCCTCGGATAAGCAGACCGCCCCGTTTGTCCAGGAACTCGAGCACGAGCAGGGAGTGCTGCTGCGTGAGGTGCTTGGAGGCTACAACGAGGATGATACATCGTTCGCCCACATCTTCATGCCAGACTGCGATGATGACGAGAGCGACCCCGCCACCTGGGCGAAGGTGCAGCCCCATCTGGGCGTTACCGTAAGGCCCGACTTCTACGAGCAGCAATGGGCAGAGGCCCAGAAGAGCGCCGAGAATATGAAGGCGTTCCGCACCAAGATGCTGAACATCTTCGTAACCGGCAACGACAAGTCATGGATTGAAGGCAGCACCATCCGTGAGCACTCACGCCAACTCGACATCGATACACTCGGTTACCGTGCCGACTGCGAGGTGGGCGTTGACTTGTCGGTTGACAACGACTTCTCTGCCGTGTCCTACTACATCTATTTGCATAGCGAGAAGCGCAGCCACATCCATACGGAGTATTATTTTCCCGAGGGGCGGATGGCGAAGCACCCGAACAAGGAAGTTTACCAGCGATGGGTGGACGGAGGTTACCTACACCTATGCCCTGGCAACATCATCAGTTACGAGCAAATCGTGGGAGACATCCTCGCCCACGGCAGGAATTTGCGAATTCTGCAAATTGCCTATGACCCGAACAAGGCCGCCGAGTTCACCAACCTCATCATCAATTCGGGGGGGGCGAACTTCCTCTATCCCTACAAGCAGACCCGGTTCTTTTTCACCAAGCCCTGCATGGCTATTGTGAGGATGCTAGACCAGGGGCTGCTGACATTCGGTGAAAACCCGATAAACAACTACTGCTTTGACAACTGCATACTTGATATTGACAACATGGACAACTGCAAGCCGATGAAGCGAAGCGAGAACCGCAAGATAGACGGTGCCATCACCGCATTGATGGCGTTAGGAGTGTCCTTGGAACAGAAGCGCTGAAAAATACCTGTTTAACACTTTCCCATATAAATATAACGCACGAAAATATGGGAATATTTGATATTTTCAAGAGCAAAAAGCGCTCAATCACGGCGCCTCCGGTGCTGCAGGTCACCGTCAACGGCAAGACCTACACCGTTTCCACCACCACCAACGCGGGAATGATGTTGGCGGCGGTGTGGCGCTGCGTCGATATCGTCAGCGGCACTGTTGCCTCCCTGGGTATCGACATCGAGCGCCGCATCGGCAAGTACTGGCAGGTGGATGAGCAGCACCCCCTTGAACTCGTTCTGCGTCTCAAGCCCAACGACAGGGTGAACTCCTTCGACTTCTGGAAGGCTGCCGTCGTGGAAATGCTTCTGCACGGCAATGCCTATATCTATCCCTACTTCAACGCAGACGGCGAGGTTTCCCGCCTTTACCTCATTCCCTATGGTAACTGCGATTATGACAAGGATAGCAATACCTACACCATCAATGATGATGTCAACAACCTCATCACCACATGCGAGGGCTGGCGAATCATCCACCTGAAGAACCTGTCACTTGACGGAGGCTTCACGGGCGTGTCCACGCTGACCTATGCGCAGAAGGTGTTGGGGGTCGGCGGCAATCTCGACAGCCTGCAGATGGACAGTTTCGCCACGGGTTCCACCCTGCGCGGCTTCATCAGCGGCGACTCCAACCTGGTGCAGGGCTTCGGCGCTCCCCAGGACGACCAACTCAACGCCGTCAAGGACAACATCACGACACAGTTGACAAGCGGGGCGAAGATTTTCACCTTGCCCGGCACGATGAAGTTCAACCAGTTGTCGCTTTCACCGAGCGACCTGCAACTGGTGGAGTCGAAGAACCTCAACGTGCTTGACATCTGCCGCTTCTTCGGAGTTCACCCCGACAGGGTGTTCCAGTCATCATCCACCAACTACAAGGGCAGCGAGAGCGCACAGACGGCCTTCATGACCGACACGCTGTTCCCGCTGATCAACAAGATTGAGACCGAACTCACCGTGAAACTCATCCCCAACGCCTTGTTGAGTGACTACCGCGTCAAGTTTGACTTGGACGACTATTATATCGGCGACATGGGCACCAAGGCCGACTACTACACCAAGATGATATCGGCTGGCGTGCTTACGCCCAACGAGGTGAGGATGCGCGAGGGTCACGCTCCTGTAGAGGGCGGTGACTCTGCATTCATCACTTGCAACGTCGCTCCCATTGATAGTGCGAAAATCAAGGGTGAGCCGACAGCAGCACCGGCAGAACCCAAGAAAAACTCAAGGAAGAAATCATGACAAAGATTTACCGCAATACCGAAGACTGCCAACTGCGTGCGCTGGAGAACTCGCGCACCATCGAGGGTTATGCAGTCGTATTCAACCAGCGCAGCGTCTTTTTGCCCGACTGGAACAAGGGCCGCATGGTTGAGGAAGTGATGATGCCAGGAAGCATCACCGAGGAACTGATTGCCAAGAGCGACGTCGTGGCCAACATCGACCACGACAACAGCCGCATGGTTGCCCGCTCAGTCAACGGTGAAGGCTCCCTGCGTCTCTCGCTCGATGAGCACGGCCTTAAATTCTCCTACGAGGCACCCATGACCAATGACGGCGAGACCGTCCTCCAGGGTGTCCGTCGTGGCGACTTCCGTGGATGCTCGTTTGCGTACACCTGCGACGAGGATACCGGCGTTCACTACGAGAAGAACGACAAGGACAGCCGTGCGCTTATCCGCTACGTCGATGAGGTTAACGGCCTATATGACGTTAGCGTGGTCATCCACCCTGCTTACCCGCAGACCAATGTGGACTCCCGTGCAGCAGTGCTGGACGGCGCCCTCATGAGAGGGATGATTGAAAACGAAGACAACGAAGAAAACAAACAGGAAACAGATATTAACTCTCTTAATCCGCAAGATTCTATGGACGAAAACAAGAAGAACACCGAGGAGCGCAACGCTGAGTTCGACGCTCTGAAGAATGAGATGGAGGGCATGAAGCGCTCTATCAATGATCTCCAGGCTGGCCAGGAAGCCGTGAGCAAGAAGGTCAGCTCCATTAAGGTGCGTGAGGAAAAGAAGCAGAACTTCTCCCTGCTCCGTGCCATCCGTGAAGTCGCTGCAGGTGACAAGTTGAGCGATGACGTTGAAGCCATCACCCGTGCCGGTCGTGAGGAAATGCGCAACGCAGGTCTTGGCACCGTCGGCCAGATTGTTGTGCCCCAACTGCGTGCAGATGTTACCGTAACCGCCGAGCATGATGACACCATCGGCATCGACGTGTACAACACCTTTGCCCCCATCCGCGAGGGCCTCGTAGCCGCTCAGGCAGGCGCCCGCTACTACACCGGCCTTGTCGGTGACGTCCGCATCCCCGTTCTGGGTGGCGGCAACGTGGCATGGGCTACCGAGGTGGCAAGTGCAGGCGATCCCGCCTACGCCTTCACCGCCGTTAATCTGACGCCCAAGCGCCTCACTGCACAGTTCAAGTTGAGCAAGCAGATGGTCGCACAGGACAACGCACTCATCGAGGCTACCCTGCTGGCTGACATCCGCAAGGCTGTCATCACCAAGTTGAACGCCACAATGTTCGGCACCGCAGCCGCTAGCGGTGGTGCTCCCAAGGGTATCGGTAACGGCCAGACCGCTGCCGTGGCTACCGATTGGGCCAAGTTGACCACGCTGGTTGAGGCTGCCGTTGAGCGCCTGGCTGTTGGTGAAGAGTATGCCTACATCGCATCTCCCGAGGCTTGTGCTGCCATCCGTGCCATGACCTACAACAAGACCACCCGTCTGGTCTATGAAGGTGGCAACGTGGACGGCACTCCCCTCTACAAGACCGTCGGTTGTGCTGCCAACCAGGGCTACTACGGCGACTGGAGCAACCTCGTCATCGGTCAGTGGGGCGCACTCGACCTGACCGTCGATCCCTACAGCGCTGCCGGAACTGGCGAGTTGGTCATCACCATCAACTCGTACTTCGACTACGGCGTTGCCCGCGCAGGTTCGCTGAAACTGTTCACCACCGTATCTGCTAGCTAAGTAATCTGCCATCACAATGGAGTACACACCGAAATACGCAACGGTAGCAGATCTGAAGAAGCACAGTTA